GTCCTGCATTCTCAAGCCGACGCTGATAGAGCCGTTCCTGGAGTGCTTCCTCGCCCTCGCGAAGCCGTAGGAGTTCGTCCTCGATCGCGAGTTCCTCGGACATGAATGCATTCATCGCAGCATCCGCTTGGAGCCGTCGTCGCTCGATTGCTTCCTGCTCGGCCTTCTTCGTGGCGATCTTGTCTTCAAGATCGAATGACTGCTCAAGCAGTAGCAACTGGTCAGCCGTCGCATCGACATTCAGCCGCGCCTTGTTGGCCGCATCTTGCAGAGCCTGCACTTCCTGCTGCTTGACCTCCATGATCTGGCGCACCCTCTCGATACGCTCATCGTCGCCATCGTTCAGCGCATCGCTATAGGCTTCCTGCGTTCGAACGAGATCGGCGGCCGCATCAGCGTATCGCTTCTGCAACTCGTCGCGCTTCTGCTCCGCGGCGATGATCGCATTCGATGCCGCAAGTTGCTCGTGCAGTCGCTCGGCCTGCTTCGCCGCCGCCTCTTCTTGGCCGGCGGGAGCCGTCACAATCGCCTGCTGCACGGCGACCTTGCCGCTCATATCCGATATCCCCTCGCGCGACTTGCCGAGTGCCTGCGCCATCTCGCCGACGGCCTTCGTCGCTGCCTCGGCTCGTTGCTTCACGCCGTCCAGAGTCTTCTGGAATGCCTCGGCTGCGGCCGCTGCATCGTCAACCATCGCCTTGTAGAAGGCTGCACCGATCGAGGCGATCGCAGCGACCACCAAGACAATCGGGCCTCCGATGCCGGCGAGGATCGTCTTGAATGCCGCAGCCGCTCCACTCATGCTCGTGAAGCCCTTCACGATGGACGGGATGCCCTTCGTGAGAACTCCGACGAACTGCATCGCTGAGGAGATTGCCGTGGTCGGGATACCGACTGACGAGAGCAGGTTGCCGAACGCGCCGAATCCTTGGTTCAGGTCGTTCAGTTGCTTCTTGGACTTGTCCACGAACTTCCCGAGAGACTGGCTCGCGTTGTCGAGGCCATCCCGTCGCACCTTGAAGTTGATGAAGAGATCACCGACGGTCGCCATCCGAGCCTCCCGTGAGTGACTTGAGCATAGCGATCATGGCCTCTGGATCGCTTGCCTTCGCGGCAGGCTTGTTTGCGATGAACGGCATGAAGTCCGTGATCTTGGCCGGCGCGTCACCCTTGCGGCGGTGGCTGTTCGCGTACAGCGTCGCGAGCATGGCGAAGCCGTAATCGGTGCGGATGTGCCCGATGGGTTCGAGCGCGTCGAACGCCTGCCACTCGGCGAGCTCGCGCGCGCTCATGCGGCCCTCCAGTTCCTCGACCGTCATCCCGAGCGCGAGAGCGAGGCGGAAGAGGAACCGCCGTAGCCCTCGCTCGGTCAGTTTCCCGAGAGGCTCTCGATGTCCTTCGATCCCATCCCGGAAAGCCTCTGGGCGACCTCGAAGAGCGGGTCGATCACGCGCGCCGGGAGCGCGGCGATCTGCTCGACATCCCCGTCGGCGAAGAGACGCTTGCCATCCGGCGAGCAGATCGAGCGCACGAGGAGCCGAGCGCGAAGATTGACGAAGTTCATCTCCTTACTCGCGCCCTTGCCAACGAAGCACGCGGCCTCGAAGGCATCGCGCTCGCCGGCCGTCAGGCCGCGCACCGAGATAGGCTCGGCCACGCCGGGAATGCTCACGGCCTCGACTGGGATCGAGGTAGCGAGCGACAGGATGAAGTCCTTTGAGGCGGTCATGGTGTGTGTGCTCCGAGATGTGCGAGGCTAGATCACCCAGTCCAAGTGATCGCGCCCTTGATGCGGATCGTGAGATCGGCGGTAACGGCCGCGTCGATGCCGGCCGAGATGTTGAGCGAGGTCACGAAGCCATCGAACTTCATCTCGCTTCCGATCGCGGTCGATCCGCCGAAGGTGATCTTGAAGTTGCGATAGATTCCGTTCACATATCCATACGGCTTCAGCAAGCCGAGAAGCGTGCCATCGCTCGCAGGGAGGAAGATCGATAGCGAAACCGTTCCGTTGTCCACTTGACCAATCACGGCCTTGCGCGCGCTGTCGGTGAGCGATGTCGTGTCGATCGTCGCTCCCGTGATTCCGGAGACCGAGATGTCGGTCACCTCTTCGACAGTCTCGTAAGCACCCGGCGATGAGGTGTTAGTCGTGGTTCCGATCTGGACGGTAGTTCCGTTCGCGACATATGCCATGGTCAGTTACTCCAGGTGATCGTGGTCGTGAGCTTGAGAGTGACGGACGAGCGCACGCCCGTATCCATCGCCGCCGCGATCGAGTGCGAGACGATCAGCGCGGAGAATGATGCGGTGATGTACGCGCCCGACGGGTTGCCGAAGTTGATGACGCACGCCGATGCGGTCGTGGTTCCCGCAGTCGGGACGAGTGCCGCGATTCCGCCCGAGTAGTTGGCCGGCGTGAAGATCTCGACCGTGAGCGTGCCGCTGTCCTCGATGCCAGTCGTGAAGGACTTTGTCGCCGAGTCGATCGTGCTCACATCGATCTCGGCGACGCTTGAGCCGCCGACGGAAAGCGAGATGATCTCGGATACGCTGCTGCCGCCGATCGAGAGAGTAGAGCCGTATGAGGAAAGTGCCATGTGTGCCTCGTTAGTTCGTGTGGAAGCAGGTTACCTCGACGGTGCTCACGAATAAACCGTAAGTGGCACCATCCGTCGGGGCTAGGTAGTCCGTGGTGATCGTGCTCGTGCGGCCTCCGCTCACCGTGAGTTTGAGCGTGGCCCCGTCGTACCATGTGCCGCTCCAGTCCTGAAACGCATCCTGCACCTTGCGCGCCAGGTTCACGGCCTGGATCTTGGTATCGCCCATGCAATGGATCGCGATCGTCGAGAAGATCAGGGTCGGCGATCCCGAGAGCGTCTGGAACGGTCGGGACGAGGCCAACTCGTACACGATGCACGGCCGCACGGCCCCGTCGAAGCGCACCTCGGGGAAGGCTCGCGACGAACTGCCCTTGCCGACGATGGCCGTGATCGCAGCCGTAGCGTCGATCTTGTCCCAGACAGCCGTCTCGATGTTCCACACGGTTTGAGGCATTAGGGAATCCTCGGGGTGATGCGCTTGACACCGAGCGAGTCGATGAGTTCGGCGAACTGCCGAATCGCTTCGAGTTGCATCTCGGGGCGCAGCCTGCGGAAGGCACGAGACATCGGCCACTTACCCGGCACTTCCTTCGGGTTCTTGATCTTCTCCCCGTAGTAGTACTTCACCTTGAAGCCGCGCTCGATGAGGCGACCGTAGAACTGGCCGCTCTTGCCGACGATCGCCAAGCGTCGGCCGACGAAGTGCCGATCCTGCTTCGAGCCTAGCGGAAGCGTCTGGATCGCCGAGGCGACCTTCTGCCGCTGCGTTCCGGTCGGGTGACGGTAGTACCACCATCGCTCGCCGGGTGTCTTTGATCCCGGCTTCTGGTCGGTGTCGGTCAGCGTACGCACGGAGAGCACCGCGTCGGCGATCGCTACCGCGATCTTCCGGAGCACGGCCTCGCCAACCGCCTCGTTAGCGGATTCCTTGATCTGTGAAGCCATGCGCCGATACGACGCTAGCAACTCGGGGCCACCGTAGATCTCAATCGCTCGCTCGAATGACGGCCCCTTCTTCATGTGGCCTCCTGCACGGTCACGGTAATAGTCTGCTGCCGATCGTCCACGCGCAGCACCGAGATGATCTCAAGCGTCATCGAGTCGCCGACGAGCCGATTCGATGGCGTGAGCCATTGCTCATCCTGCGCTCGGCACATGATCGTAAACGATCGCTCGTGCGTCATGCCGCGCTTCTCCATCGTCTCGCCCGCACTCTGGCCTTGGATGTAGCCCCACACGATTTGCCCTGTCGTGAGCCAGGACAGCGTCTTCGCGTTGAACTCGTCGGCGGTAGCCGTTCGCGTGTAGACCGTGAACGGTGTCCGCATCAGGCCAGAGCGCACCCTCCTCATGCGAACCTCGGGATCGAGTAGAGTCGAGCGAGCGACTCGACACCGTGCGGAACCTCGGCGAGATTGACCTCGCTCCCGGTCTCCTTCGCGATGTCGTACCAGTAGGCCACGGCCATGAGCACGGCCTGCCGGAGAGCCTGCGGGACATTCGCCGCCGCCGCCCCGTAGCCGGCGGTGTAGGACACGGTCACGCTTGAGATGCCCGCGTAGTACCGCGTCGCCGGCCACGCCGAGAGCGTGCTCGGGTCGATGACGATCGAGCCTGGGAGCCGCTGCCCTTCGAGCGTATACGCGCTCGCGCTCAAGGTCTGCGTCGCGCCGTTCGTGTCCACATAGGTGATCGAGGACACCGCCGAAGCCTTGCCGGCCGGGAGCAGGATCTCGTAGCCGCCGGGGAATCGATCGAGCTTGAGCGTGTAGGTGCGATTCACGAGCGGCCGATTCGCCAGTCCCTCGACATAGTTGCGAGCCGCCACGATGAGCGAGGTGATCAGCGCATCCTCGTCCGTGTGCGTGACGCGCATATGCGCCTTCGCCTCGGCAAGCGTGACAGGCTCGACCGCCGGCGAGGTGGCCTCGACATTCGAGAGGTAGGTCGCACCGTCAATCGCCAGCATCGCTCGCCTCCTTCGTCGCCTTGCGAAGCCGCACGCGGCCGCGCTCGGGAGTCTCGATCTTCGGCTCGTCGCGCTCGACCAAGCCGGATGCAATGTATCGCGCCGCGTCTGAATCTGGAATCTCGCAGCGCATCCCTGCGGAGTACGCCGCCGCGCTCGTTACGAAGGACTTCAGGATGTGGACTCTCATGTGTGCTCCGAAAGAAAGAGGGCGAGCCTTGCGGCCCGCCCTCGTGTGCGATCAGTTCATCCGATCAGGGGTTGACCAGAGTACGGAAGGCATCGGTGCGGCAGATCTTCGCATCGAGGCGCATCTCGCCCATGTACCCGATCTGGCCGTTGCCGGCGTACAGTTCGCGGAGCACCTGGACTTCCATGCCCGAACGCTCGGCCATGACGAAGTGATCGAAGTCGCCGATCACGGCGAGCGTCGCCGCTGCGGTCGAGCCGAACGAAGTCGCGTACGGCGAGGCGTACACCGGGATGCCGAGCAGGCGGGCGGGTTCGCCGGCCTTGAACGACTCCTCCCAGAGGTAGGGAGTCGTGCCGCTCGTGGTCACGGAGTTCTTGAGCTTGCGGCAAGCCTTGAAGAACGAGTCGTGGGCCACGATCGCGCAGGTCGGAGAGATCCGGTACTTCTGGGGCAGCGCGTAGACGAAGTCGATCAGTTCGTCGGCGGTCAGCGTGCCGGCCGTGTTGAGCGTGTCGCCGACCGTGAGGCTCGCCGAGGTCACGCCCTGCGGCTTGTTCGTTCCGTTGCCGTTCCAGAGAGTCCACTCGATCGAGTGCGCGAACAACTGGCCCAGACGATTGGCGACGATCGACTCAATCGAGAAGTCGCTGCCGCGAGCGGGAGCGTCCGCGACGAGTTCCTTCGACACCTTGACCACGCGGCGCAGCGCGTTGCCCGTGAAGGTCTTATTGTCGTAGGTCGGCGAGTATTCACCGACAGCGCCACCTTCGCCGGCCCACCCTTCGGTAGCGCCCGAGTCGAAGTCAGTCGAGGCGAAGTCCACTTCGAGCGTGAGGTTGGTCAGGAAGTTGCCGACGGGGATCTTGCGGACGAGGTTGAGGATCGCCGCGTTCTGCTGAATCGACTTCTGCAACTGGGCGTAGAAGCCTTCGCTCGGGAGGTAGCCGCCGTCGGCGTTCGAGCCGGCCGAGAGCGCGCGGGTGTCGAAGTTCGGCGAATAGCCGCGCTTCAGGTAGTCGCCGAAGGCATCGGCGTACTTCGCGTCGGTCACGATGCCGCGCTCGATCTTGGCGGCGACGGCCGGAGCCGAACGCTCGACCACGACCACGCCGTGCGCGCCCTTGGCGGCGCGCGCGTTGAGGTCGGCGATCATGTCGCGACGCTTCAGCAGAGCGTCGTACTCCTTGCTCTTCTCCTCGTACTGGGTCTGCATCTCGGCAGCGGCCTCTTCGGTCGCGTCCTCCATGCCTGCCACCAGTTGCTGCATCTCCGCGTAGAGAGCACCCATCTTCTCGACGAGTGCCTTGTAGGTATCACCTTCCATGTGTTGCCTCCTTTAGGCGTTGGTGATCAGTTGCTCACGACCTGGATCAGCGACTTGGGGTCGATGATGTTGCCGCCCACGCGGACGGAGGCACGGAGCACGACTTGTCCGGTGGCCGCAGCCACCTCGTTCAGACGCTCGATCTGCACGCCGTCGCGGTGCATCGCGAGCACATACTGCTTGAGATCCACGAGGAAGGCGAGGATGTCGCCGCTCGCGGAGTAGGTGAAGTGCGGCGTGTAGAACGCCGGCTTCCCGAGGATCTGGGAGAAGGCCGCAGTATCGGCAGCAGCAGGCGGGTGCGCTGCCGCGCTGTTCTCGCTCTGGTGCAGGAAGTTGCTCATCGAGCCGCTGCCGAAGATCCAACAAGCCGAGTGATATCCACTCGCTCGCATCTTCTGCATCGCGAGAGCCATCGTGGAGAACTGGATGTGATTCGCTTGGCCTGTGCCCGTGTCGGTCACGATCTGATCCGTGTGCTGCGCGTAGTACCAGAGACCTTGGCACTCGCGACGATTGGCGACTGTTGCGCTCGGCGTGCGACCGGCGATGATCTGCCGCTCGATCTCGCTCACGAGCTTCTTCGACAGGAGGTCGGCAAGCATCGCTTCAACCGATGCGCTTCCCATCGATTCCTCGATGAGTTCCTTCGAGACTGTCACATTCACGCCGATCTCGTGGAGCGTGATCTTCGCGTTCTCGTAGTTGTATGAGAATCCGGCCGGAGCAGAACCGGACACCGTAAATCGAGGCAGAGCGAAGGCCGCGCCTGCCAGGTCGGCGCGCGTGCCTTCCTCCTTGTAGGTGATCCGGTTCGTCGTTTCGGCGGTTTCGGTGTAGCCCGTCACCGAAAGCGTCGGCCCGTTCACCGTCACCTTGCGGCATCGGCCGATCAGGTAGTTGGTGTCGAAGCCGTCGCCGATGATCTCGCTCCAGTTGTCTGGCGCGATGTTCGCGGCCGAGTCAGTCACTCCGCGCTTCTCCGCGAGGATCTGCGCGTCCTCGCTGCTGATGCCGTGAGCACCTCGCAGGAGATAGCGGTAGAAGGCTTGCCGATGGGCCGACTTGAAGTCCATATCCTTATCCTCGCATCTTTGGGTGTCGAAGGTCAACGCTTGGGGCCAAGCCAGAGGCGGCGGCGAACGATCTCCGGGGTGGGTCTGGCGGCCGACCAGAGGTCGAACGAGCGGCGATCGACCACGAGGTCGGTCGCGGGATTCGCGGGGAAGGTCACGGCCGAGACTTCGTGGAGTTCGAGATCCTCGATCATGCGCGTCACCTTGCCATCGCGCTCCTCGAAGCGATCCGAGCGCACGATGAAGCCGAAGGACATCGCCGAGACCACGCCCGAGCGCACGGCGATCCGCGCGTCCCGGCCGACCTGGGTGTCGATCGGCTCCATCTCAACCATGAGGCCGTGCTCGTCCTCGGCGAGCCGGAGACTTCCGGCCGTCGTGCGAGCGATCGGCATCGATGCATCGTGGTTCCAGAGCGCGACCACATCCGGCTTTTCTCGGAGCGTCCGGTCGAACGCACCGCGCACGATGATCTCGTGGCCGTATCCGATGGGATACGAGGTCTCGGTCACGCTCGCGTAGCCGCGAAGGATCTCCCGGCCATCGTCAGCACGCACTTCCATCGCCTGCCCGTAGCGTCGCTCCATGATGTCGCCTCCTGCGCGGTCTACGCGCTCGAGAATGTTCGTGGCCCACGAGCGGCCCGCGTCGCCTCCCCAGAGTGCCCACGCGATCCGGCCGGCCGACGGGAAGCCCTCTTCACCCGGCCCCCACCCTTGGCCTTGCTTGTCCACCTCGTGCCTCGCGAAGTACGAGGCCATGCGCTGCACCGTGTCGAGCGAGAGCGCGCGCCCGTTGGCGATGTCACGCGCCCGAGCGACCCCGATCTCCGTCCCGCCGCGCCCGTGCTCGCGCCGCCACGCGAGGCCACGCTCGGCCTCCTCGCGCATCCCGGCGGTCGGCTCGAAGGAGTCGGTCATTTCCTCGCCTTCGGCATCTTCGTGCCTTGAGTCTTTGGATCGCTCGAAGTCCCGTACACAAGCGCGTAGAGGTCAGCGGCCGGGATCACCGCGCTCTTGCCGTCCTCGTCGGTCACCTTGAAGTAGGTTTCGGTGATCTTCGCACCAGCTGGCTTCTCGCTTCCCTTTGCCTGTTGGGCCGTGTACCCGATTTGCTTGAGTGCTGCGTCGGCTTCGTCCACATTCAGACGCTTTGGATTGGCCGGGAGTTTGACATTGTGCGTGCCCTTCGGCTCATTGATTCCGGCGACCTTTGGAGGGCCGCTCGGCTTGGACTTCGGAGAGGACTTCGCCTTCCCAGACTTTGAGCCGGCAGGCTTCGATGCCGCAGGCTTCGCGCCATCGCCGCCGCCTTCGCCACCGCCCCCGGCGCAGTCGTTGCCCTCTTGGAATCCTCCCTCCCCTGTCCCGCAGTTGCGAACCGAGCGGCCTTCGCTGCACTTCGAGATCGCGATCGCCACGGCTTGATCCTGCGGATAGCCCTCGTCGAGCAGGATCGGGATCTTGTCCTCGATGCACGCACGGGTCGAATCGTCGAACGCTGCGAGCATCTCCATCCCGCCCTTGCACGAGCATCGGCACTCGCTGCGCGCCATCGGAGCCGTGGCGGGAGCCGGAGCGGTCGCCGGCACGGGAGCCGGGGCCGTGAGCGGCGACTGGTCGCCCGCCTTGCCGGCGTTCGGATCGACGATCGCCAGGTTCACGGGCGCGCGGGCCACATCGCCGCCATCGATCGGCGCGTAGTTCTCGCGCTCGCGCACCTCGTTGATCGTGAGGAAGCCATTGTTGAGCGCGGTCGAGTACGCCGCGAATCGCGACGCGAGATCGCCTCGGAGCAGCGCGTCGAACGAGATATGCGTCTCGATCGGCTCGCCTTCGCGCACGAGCTTGCGCGCGCACTCCTCCTCGAAACGCGAGGCCCAGTTCGCGAGGCAATGCTTCACGAACTCGGCATCGGCCTGCTCGGCACTCGCGTACGAGGTCTTCGTCGCGTCGCCGACCATGTG